CACAACCTCTATCTGGACATCAGAATCCTTCACAGATATTGATGCAGCAGTTACACTGGGAAAGTCTAAATATTAATTATGACCTTATCTCCTGAATCAGTGCAGAAACAATCTCTTCAATGGCAAGAAGAACTAAAAGTTCAAAGAGATCGCTTAGGACAAGCTCAAGCTGTAGTTTCTGATGCTAGCCAAAAAATCGCAATGATTGAAGGCGGTTTACAATTTGCTGGAGCTTTAGCACCTGCGGAACCTGCACCTGAAGTAGAAGCACCTGCGGAACCTGCATGTGAAATGCCTAATGGTGAAGGCTAAATGCAAAAAATACTAAACATCATTAGTGTTGTTTCTTTCCTCCTAGTAGCTGGTCTTACTGGGGGGACTGTCTTTGGTTATCTATGGATAACTAATGAAGACAACCAAAAAATGCTTCAAGACAAGGCAATGGAAAAGGTAATGGGTGCTGTTAAGTTACCTGGATTATCTGGCCCTGCTTTGCCTACTGGAGCGTTAAGTCCTGCCCAACAAAAGAACGAAGAGAAAAAAGCTATAGGTGTTCCATTTAGTCCTTTCTAAGTATGAAAAATACTGAAGGACGGGTGACTTTTACACCTTTAACGACTTTTGATCATGTTTGTTTAAAAAAGATAGCTGTAGCAAAAGGAGAAACCTTATCTTCTGTAACTGCTTATGCTGTAAATCAGTGGTTGATAGAGCATGGCAAAAAGAACTTGCACTATTACGGCAAATTAAAACAGTCTATTGATTCCGAAAATTAAGATAGACCCTATTGGGGTAAGAGCTGTTAATACTTATGTGATTAATGTTCCTGTTGTTAATCCTCCAAACGTACCAATAAATGTCCCTATAGGATTCCCAGTAATTGAAATGCCTTGTGTTAAAGCAAGGCGTAGCGGTGAAAATGATGGATTAATAGATAACGATCCAGATGGCAATATGATCTTGTGTCCTGCTCCGACACCAAGTTATGAGCCGATGAATTTTGAACCTTTAAGGGTTGTGCCTATAGAAGATGGAGAATCACAAAGACACGAAGAACCAGAAATCCCTCCAGCACCAGAAGTGCCAAAAGCAAAGCCAGATACTTGTCCTCCTGATGGTGCGCCTGAGATTGGTACAAAAGTCGAAGATGGTACTAAACAGATTATTAAGTATGAATTGGTAGGAAACCGTTGTGTAACTAGATATAAAAAATTAAATGTTCAACAGCAGATAGTTGATGCGATACCAACAGTGCCTCAAGTAGTAAAAACAGGGGGAATAACTCTTGTGGCTACTACTGCTGCACTATCTACACCAATACTATTAAAGGCTGTCAAACCGATTATCAAACAGGTAGTGAATAAGGTTAAGAAAGCTTTAGGTAAGAAAGTAAAACGACCCAACTTATCTGAAAAAAGAACTAATTCTTATCGTGAGAAACGGGGTTTACCTCCTGTGAAGGAGAAGAAATAAGGTGTCTATGCGGTAAGACTTGCCCCATTTTAGGTCTAACCACAACATCTTCACATAGATGGAAGTAAGGGGAATCGGCAGCAAACTCAATTCCGTCCCTACGCAATTTTCCACATTCACGTAATCTTGCGATATGCCAATCTAGTTTTTTATTATCAATTAGTTGCTGTTGATGTTCTCCTTGTAGTTTTGCATTTTTTAAACAACGCTCTTGGAATCTTCTGTCAAGTGGCATTGAAAAAGTTACACTTGCACCAACATTAAGTGAGAAATTATCTTTCTGTCCTGTTCTTGTTTGTTGGTGATAAATAATATTTCCATCATCATCATAAACTGGTGCATCGTAAAGATATTCTCTAGGCTTCTGGAACGTATGTGAGTCAGTAATGAAAGGAGAAAATGTTAACATTGGCCCCTGACAAACCACTCCACCACCGTATTGGTTCTGTATTAGGTTTCCTTGTAATGTCTGTATTGCCATGTTAGTTAAACTGGCTGATGTATTAGCTACTGGTGCTGCTGTTTGTGAGGTATTAGCTAATACTTTAGACGGAAATATTAATCCAATTATTGCGAAAATACTGACGTAGTTTCTGTAACTGATTCTAAAATTGTGACACGATCTATACGGGTCTGATTTGAAAGTCCAGGTCCGATATAGGATTCTACGTACTGAAAACTTTGACCTGGATTTGCAATCGTGACGTTTGGTTTGTTTGTTAAGTCTGCTCCAGTCCATGTATAACTTACTCCGTTAATTGTTTGGACTGTTTCAGTGGGCGGCGGTGAAAGGGTCGAACCATCAATAGTAAGATTCGTTCCATTAATCGAATAAGTATGCCCAGTGTTGAAATCAGTAGAGACGATAGTTTCAGTAACATTTTGTGTAGTACGTGTAACTGCCGACATTGTTCCCGAAGAAAAGTTAGGAACAACTGGCACAGCTAAAGTATAAGGGGTATTTAATATTAATAATAATGGTAAATACCTTTTCATTTATCTACTTAACGGTCAGACTTGTAACCACTGAACCCACCGCACTGGTATTTGCTCCTCCCGCTACTAAAGTTACAACTCCAGCCGAAGTAATTGTTCCAGCAAGGGTTCCTGCAACACCACCAGACATCGTTAAAACTTCACCGTAAGCTGGCATATCAGCCACCACACCTGAAGTAACATCAACCCCTGTTCCTATAGGATTCGTTGCGTCCCCTTGGGTCCAGCTTTCCGAGAAAGAAAAAGCTGAGCCTGTGGTGTTTACGTCATACGATCCAACATCAAGAGTTGCTGCTGTGGTAGCAGTACCCGCAGTTAACTTGCCGAAATGAGCATCAGTCGCAACTTTCATATTGGAACCTGAGACTGCATAAGTACTACCTATACGATTTGAATCTGTATAGGCTCCATTAACTGTTAACTGAGTTGAAGTTGTAATGTTATGCGTCATGTCTGCATTAGCAGGAGCCGCTAAGAGGAGTAGTAAAAGAAGTTTCTTCATGTGAGCTTGCTTGTTTGTGGGTCTATTTCTTTACCAGAAATAGGGTCAATGCGTGGTTTATCTGGCACTAATCGTATAGGAGTCTCGACTTTTATGATGGTATAAGGAACACCATTGCTAAAACCTGCTGCTTCTGCCTTCTTTTTTTCTTCATCTGCCTTGTAAGTTCCATCACCTCTTTTCTTTGCTGTCTCAAGTCCAAAACTCGCCAGCGCACCAGTAAAAACAGATGCAATAAAAGTCGGATCTATGCGTTCTTGCTCTCCTAAACCTGGGATCGTAACGTAATTTAAGGTCAATATAAATCCACTCCAAACCACAACTCCCAAACGCACGAATGTAGACAAGACTTGCAGTTGTTCTTCTTTATCATCCAAGCCTTCCTTTAGTTTTTGAAGAGGATTCTTCTTTTTTGGTTCGTCTATTTTTGGTTCTGCCATTCGTAAAAGATAGAAAACATCACTAATCTAGTCGTAAATGGTTAAAACGTAATGAAGTTCCTTACCGAAGAACAGAAAGAAACAATTGCTCAGGCTCACGGCCTAACAGTCGAATCCATCAATAAACGTATTGAACTATGGAGTTTAATTAACGATCCAGACATCTCACAACCTGATCTAGTGGCTGCCCAGAAAGCATGGATTAAGATTCAACAAGGAACTTGGCCTAACGTAAATGCCTGAAATTATTGCTGCACTTGTTGGAGCTGCGGTGTCTGCTTGTTTAATGGTTCTAGGAAATAGATCGTCAAAACGTCAAGGAGACTTGAGAGAAATATTTCATCGCCTAAATGCTATAGACAAGGAGCTAGTTAGACTTGACTCGACTAGACCTCGTAATTGGCGTGGGCAGTAAGAAACCCCTTAGCGTCCTCTACAACTCTAAGGGGTTCCTAGAACATCGCATCCCACTGCGTGTTTGACAGTTAAATTGCATAAACTAAACTGCAAAATTATTCTAGTCTTTTTTAAATGAAAAAACTATTCAAGCCTTTATTACCTTTTCTCTATGCTTATTTACGCAGTGAGGCAGGTAAGAAAATGTTACTAGATCTATTAAGATCAGCAGCAAAACAAACTACAAATACACTGGATGACGAGGCTGTTAATTTTCTTCAGTCAAGGTTATACCCAAAAACTAATACGAATTTGCAGTGATCCCAGAATGTCAATGCGACCATTGCAAAGAGCTTCGTAAGCAACAACGAAGAGCTGAAGAAAGGCAAAATCAATTAAGAATGAAAACTGCCTATCAATTACTGCTTCAAGATCATCTCAACTAATTTTCTCTTTGCACAATGAGACTTGCTGCCTGCTAATTCTCTTAATTTTTTGCTGGGTAACATTTCTAAAAATCTTGCGTAACCGTCACGTTCTTTAGGGCTGCTATAAACAAACCCACTACCTAAAAAGTTTAATAATCCCATTGCGTGTTCTGTCAATAATAGTTAAGTTTCAAGTGAGGGTTTTAAAACGACAACCCTTATTTAAAAAAAAGTAATCCTCTTGTTGTCAATTGATCCCCATCACATAGGCTACATAAGATACAAGAGGTTTTACTTATAACAATATGAAATTCAAACTGCCTTGGTCATATTGGTTAAAAAAAGAAAAGAAAAACAAGCCTCCTAGACCTATTTTGGCAACTGAAGTTACATACGAAGAAGAATTAGTTGTTGAAGTTGCTTTAAGAATAGTAATGAAAAATACTCCAGAAGGAGAAGACGTTGGAGACTTGCTTAGTCTTTTAGCTAAAGAAAATTTTCGTTTAAATAAAGTCGTAGATCAAGTTGCAAATTACGCTGAATGTTTAGAAGATGAACTCGATTCTCTTATTCCTTCTGCCAAAAACACGCACAATCTTTAGCCCACTCCCCACCAGTTGATCTGCCTTCAGGTAATCCCAATCCACATTCAGCTTTAACAATTAACCAATGCAAGCAATCAATACACCTTGGCTTGCCCTGCTCTATAGCTCTTGCATCTGCATAAAGATACTCAGCTTCTAATACAGCAGCTTCTAATTCTTTCGCATCTAAAGGAAGATCTAATTTACCAGTTTTAGTTTTTATCTTTACTCGCCAAGACTCAGGACTCTTTTCATAAAGAACCATTCGACCTGTGTGATACCTCAGTGATGGCAAATTTCGTTGATCCTTAATCCATTAGTACAAATATAGTCATCAGGTGGCGGTGTTAGCCAGTGCCTAACTCCATCAATGATTTCAAAGTAATGCCCTGCTGAGTAAACAACTTGGCGTTCGTGCTTGGAAGACTCGTAAAAATTTTTCATGGTGCTGGAACTAATATGTGTTGTGCGTGTTCACTACTCCTGCCATCAAGCCACCGAACACCGTAGTAGTAACAGATAGTCCCTCTTTTGTTGTGCTTCTCAACGACTTTGACAATCTCCCCAGAGGTAGTGCCTAAAGATAAGCAAATACCTCTAACTTGCTTCTTAATAACTTGATCTTCAAGTTTGAATTTAGGTGTTGGCATCTTGGCTCTCAAGGATAAATTTGGTTTTAATCATGGTTGGTAGTAAAGGATCAAAGCACTCAAGCTGTTTAAACTGTTGCCAAAGACCTGTATAGGTTCCTCTTAATCCAATCGGGGCATTATCACGATCAAAGAAGTCATACAAGAAATTTGTAAACTCAGCTTTTCCTTGTTCGATCTGCCAAGGCTTGAGCTTCGTATTCAGCTCCATCGAGAGTGTTGTGTAAAGTTCCCCAGTAGACGGACAATCCGTCGAAGTACCAAGGTTTGAAGTAGGTGTTGATGCCATAAGAAGTTGATTCCACCCCCCAGTCACATGGAAAGGCAGAAGAAGCAGAGTAGCTGATAGTGGTTAAAGGAGTTCTTTACACGCCAAGTCTTTAGCTTGTCGTTCTAGAGCTTCGTACTGGTCTAATGTAATCATTTCTAGCAATAAATTGTGAAAATGTTTGTTAAAAATTGTACGAAACAATGTGTTGTTTTTCTCATCAAAAGTTATTTCAATCTTTTCTAAAAATGCCCCACAGATTTGTTGTTTACGTTTAACACGTAAATGCCAATCTTCATTGTAAGACTCACCTGAGACATGCTTCTCGTAAGCTATGTTCCCAAGGCTTTCTTCCATTGTTATTACAGCTCTTTTCAATTCGTCTCGAAGTAGCCTTAACTCTGGATTAGAAAGATGTTGGACAGTATCAATATCCACCAGCTTTTTAATACTCTTACTGTTGAATGTAAGGGCCATAGATAAAAGATAAGTTGAGATAAAATCTACTTAGGAAGGATCAAGCCTTCTTCGTTGTAGAACTTTCTGCATCTTAGCTTCTTTTCCTGTTAGCCTTCGGACAGCTACAACAGAAATTGCACTAATAACGCTGCTGATAATAAGAGGTTGAAGCATTTTTTTTATTTGATTTTAGTTAACTTTTTAAAGAAAGTACACTCTTAATCGTGGAGTGTGAGCGATTGAAATGAGTGGCAGGGAGCAGAGTCGAAATGCGATGTCCAGAAAAGCACGGAGCTGCTGAGAGCCGAAGTGACGGCATCGGTTTGATTGCCCATCTTCACCACGAAGGGCTAATGGACATGAAACCAATTCTTAATCGTGGAACTGGCAAGCGATAGCGAGGAGACGAGATGAGGCGAAACGAAGAGAAGGGCGTGGAAAAACAGAGCAGCGAAAAGGCAAGAAATGGAATCGTTTACGAGGTGTTAAGAGGCGAGGCGAACCGCATTGAGGTGAGCCGAACCGATTTCCCAGTTATAACCACGTAGGGCGTAACTGAGTTGAGACACTTTTAATCGTTAAGTGTGAACGATTGAGTTGAATTGAAGGGAGTCGAAACGATGAGACTCGAAGGGGGTTGCATAAGGTCGAATCGTCAAGAGCCGAGGTGAGCCGAGCTGTTTTCCCAGTCATCACTACGAAGAGCTTGACTGAGTTGAGACACTTTTAGTCGTGAAGTGTGAACGATGGAAATGAGCAGAAGCGAACTGAAGCGAAGCGAGGGGGACAGGGCTGAAAGGCAAAGAGGCGAGGTGAGTCGTGCTAAAAAGAGGTGAGCAGAATAACAGGGCGATGCTAAGACAAAAAATTAAGATGCACTTTTAATCGTTAAGTGCGAACGATAGGGGCGAATCGAAGGGTAACGAACCGAAAAGTTACGAGGTGCATTGAGCCGAACAGCGATGCTAAGAATCAGGTGGGATAAGCTTGGCTGCCTTAATCACAGACTTAGGTAAAGATTGACCTTTCCTTGTTGTCTGTAAAGACTGCTTCCTTGCTCCATCCGCAGAAGCAGCAATAAACGCATGATGAATTTGTTTAGTCTCCAGCTTGCGTCTCTCTGATTCATTCAAATTGTCAACGTCAATGTCAGTTAGTAACCTTCTGGCATTTTTACGTTGCTTCCTGATACCTGATGTTGCTTGTGAATCTAAATAAGCAGGAGCTTCTTTATCGGTAAGAATCCGTAGAGTTTTTTTATCTTCTACTTTTTCTTGTTTGATAACTAATGGTTCATTAATTTCTGCCCTTAGTTTTTGGATCTCCTCTTTTACTCTCATGTAAGTAAAATCATCGAGATCGTAATCAGGAAAATGATATTTATGAAACTCAATAACCTGTTCTTGACTAATGGAAGAACCTTTTTTAAGGCTCCTCCAATCAAGTGGATGAATACTTGTATTAGACATCAAAACCAACCTCAACTAAATCACCAGCAGTAAATCTTCCATGTCTCGGCCTCCATGTTCCAAGACCTTCAGCTTTACCAGCCATTTTGATAATTCTTTTAAGTTGTTGAATACTTAAAATTTCATCATCAACAGTCAAGTTGTAAGTAACTTGCCAAATTGGAAACATCAAGCGATTCACCCATACACCTCTAGAGGTAAAAGCTGCTAATTGAAATTTTGGTGTTCTTGAATTGAACATTTCAATAGCATCTTTTGGGCCGTCATATTCAATTGGTGCATCGTTAGATACAACAACAGAACGAAGAACATCTTTTCCTAATTTCCATTTCGTTGCTGCATTTCTTAAGCAGCGTTGAAAATTAGCACCTGGAAGGATTGGATTAGCAAATCCCTCAAAGTCAACAGTGTTTTCTCCTTCATCTACTGATACTTCACCTTGCTTGTCCCAATACCCTGAGAAAACCCAATCAAGAGTTCTTAAAGCACGATGATCTTCATCATTTTTCTTCTTCTTTGAATGGAAGAAAGACCTTTGCTTAGAACCTTCTCCTAGTGGATCGGAACTTGCAACATTTGAACAAAGTAGAGGGCCATCGCTCTCTAACTTTACTTGAAAGCCTTTTAAAGCCATAGATAGTTACCTTAACGGTGATAGTGATATTGCTCTTAATGAGCAAAGCCTTTTTAAGTCTTGCTTAGGACTTGCTCATAGCATAACACCTTATGCAATGTTATGCAACCCTATGCAACCTCGAATCAGAATAAATCCTCTTCCTGAGACTGAGTAACAACTTCAGTTTTAGTTGTTACTTTGCTTGCTCCTTTAGTTTCAAGAACATTGTTATCAGCTTGGAAAGAAATCGACATGAACTTCTTACCGTTCTTCGATGTCTTTGCCCATGCACTCATTCTTAATGGAATATGATCTCCATCAAAATCGTTATGAGCTGTTTGGCAATCCATTAGGTACTCAACCAATTCCTTAATATTCTCCTGACGTACATTTGCTACACCAGTGAAATTAGGTTGGTTGCGAGATGGATCGCACTTTTCGTTTTTGAATAAACTGCCGTTAAAAAATGACATTGCTAAGAATTAGTAGATTTACGTTTGGCTTTTTCTAATGCCTTTACATCAGCCAATTTGTAAAGGATCGATCCGTGAATCGTGTAGAAGGGGGGTGCTTTCCCTTCCCTTCTCCACCTCAACACCGAATCAACTGAAACTCGCCATCGTTCGGCAAGCTCATTTGTTGTTAAAAATTCTTTCTTAGAAGAAGTCATCTGGTTCCTCCTGTTTTACTAATTTTTCTTCCTCAAAGACTGGATCTTCTTTGATTTCTTTTGGTTGTGCAATAGCAGCCTCATGCGGGGTGTTTGGCACAGTTACATTCACAGGTTGAATATCAACAACTTCTTCCTCAGTTTGTACTCCTAGTAACAAATCAGCTACATGTTGTCTGCCAAAGAAAGTTGCAGCTCTAAATCTCAACATGTGATCTGGCATTGTACGCCATTTCTTATTGCTAGTCCAACCTTCTGCTTTTGCCATTTCGAGACTCACAACAGATCCATATACTTTCTTCTTGTCCTTCCTTCTTACTGCACTGCACCTGCAAGAAAGGCTATCTCCCTTGCCACTCATTTCATAATCAAGATCATCAAACCTAGTCTGGATCATCGCAATAATAAATTGGCTGCTCCATGCTGGTTTGCCTTTAATAATGTTCAGGTTCTGCATCACAATCAAAGGACTCGTGTTCATACGATTAGCCATTTCCAATGCAATTAAGCAATTAGAAAGTCCTGCTTGTCCTTGGTAATGCGTCGGAACCAAAGTGCTATTACATAAAGATTTTGCATACCTTTGATTTAAAGCAAAAGCGTTTTCGTTCTTGTAAACAGAAGACTCAGGGATAGTTGATAAATTTGATTCGGTCATGTCAATGTTTTTTTAAATAAAATGTTTGCGTCTGGAAATCGCTTGTCTAAGATTTTTCTTGCCTCTTCAGGCGTTGGTGCTGTGATCCTTACTCTTCTACCTGCTGCTGTTTTGCTTTCGCATACCCAGAACAGGTGGATTGAAGATCCTAAAGATGAAGAGTGCCAACTCATAGTTTTATACCAATAAGTTTTTTAAATCGTTGGATAAAGGTCAATTCTTTATGGACTCCAACTGGAACCCATTTGCCCCTTCGACCAACAAACATGTTTCCTGTATCTCGTTCGATCCATACATGATTGTCAGCTAAAGGCTTATCAGGAATAGGTGGGTCGTTCATTACTTGCTATCCCAGTATTCTTGTTGTGCTTTATCCGATGTTTCGCCAATAATTCCTTGTATTGGTTTGCCATCATTGTCTTTCTTAACTATTGAATATTTTTGAAAATATTCCGAACAAGCATCCCAATATTTTTCTGATGATGGATAATCATCTTTTTTGGGTATAGGAGGAGAAGTTTTTATTCTGTATTCAGTCATTAGATCAAGTGCTGCACTTTTAACCATTTCCCTTTCATGGCGGCTAGGTAACACGCCAACTAAAAAAGATAAATCCCATGTTGCAAGAAGAAATTTTTCTGTAAATTCTTCTAGTTCTTCGTAACTTAGTTTTTTCTTGCTCATGCTTTCACCTCCTCGGCAGAAGACCCGCAGACAGGACAATGAATTGGACCTTTCCAATCTTTCAATGTGACCAAGATCTTAAAATAGGTTTTACAACCTTTGCAGTGATACAAAATCATTAATACAACTCGATCTCTTGATAGTTTTGTGGAGTAACACCATTCTTTTTCTTTAACCAAGGTGGTAAACCCATTAGCTCAACTCCATCTGTGTAATCGGGGTAAACATTTGTTCTTTCCCAATCGTTAATCTTAATTAATGCTTCTTCACATAACTCAGATCCAAACTGCAATAATTCTGCATCAACTTTATAAACACCAATTCCATAAGGTGCTTTCTTTTCAATCGCTACCCATATAAATTCTTCTGGCTTAATTCCAGTCGCTAACTCAACTCCCCACATATACCAAGCAGCAGAAATGTGATACCCATAGTTCATTACACTTCTTTGAAAAGATTTTTTTTCTGCTGAAACAGTTGTTTTTAAATCAACTATCGTTTTTTTATCTTTACTAATCCAATCAGGACGGCACTTGCCACCTCTGTCATTACCTGCAATATCCCAGAAGAAACTTTTCTCTACATCCCCTTCTGCTTCGTAATATTTAGCAGCAGCAGAATTTAAAAACTCTTCTTCAATTGCCTTCAAATCTTCTGCAAATTCAGCAGTAAGGATTGTTTTGCTTTTGTTATCTGCTTTCCATGCTTTTCCTTCTTTACTAACAAAACTCATTCCTTTTGGTTTTGCTACAAAGTCACGACTAAAAAGATGTGGCTCACCAATTCTTGTATGAACAGCAGATCCTTCATCCATAGCGAGAGTACTTTTAGATGAAGGCCCATCTATTGAATATTTAAAAGCTTTTGCACTTTCAAGTGCTTTTTTTACGTTTGAGCT